GCATAGATGCTTGCGATTGAGTTGCCTCAGTCAAAAATTGAAAGAAACTTTTCATTTATATTGATAATCCTTATACTTTATTTATCATTTCAATAAGAACGAAGGATCTTTATCCAAATCAAAAGTGCTTTTTCTTAGACCAGAAATTTTAAGTGCCATCAAGAAAGACCATCTCTCTTGACTAGCAGAATTTGTTTTTATTCTTATTCTAATATTACTTTTCCCCACCATAGATGAAAATCTGGGGACACCAAAACCTTCAATGTCTTTACCCATGTAATACAATCCGAATCCTTTTACTTGAATATAATATGTTTTTTTAGAGTTATAGTATGTTTCAACTGCTTCTGCTGCACCCTTACCTTCCATAAGAAACTTATCTGGAAAATTCTGGAGATCTAATTTCCTTGCGACTTTTCTTTTTGCAAGATTAGAATAATTATTTCCAAGAGTAAATCTCTGTGGTGGTTTTTTTTCTGGTTTCCACCATTCATTTGCCTGACGGATTATGTCGAATTGCTTAGCAATTCCAATCATAGTTTGAGCTGCTTCTTTTTGATTACTACTTTTTCTCTCATCAATATAAAATTTATTAGAAGATGTATCATAATCCATATTCAACTGAGCAAAGTCAGCAGATAATTTTTCTTTCAACTCAAATTTAGTTATTTGAGGTGCATTTTTTGGAAGAGTCATTTCTAAATCAGCTTTAGCATTATCTGCTCCGGCAGGATCACCGCAAGTAAATCCTTGAGATCTAAGATTTTTGATTAGATTTTCTTCATACAAAAATCCAGCATTAGAAGATATTGGTTTTCCTGCAGGCGCTTCCCCATCTATCAACGCCTGATCATCCTTTACTTTTGCCATTAACCCAAAGCATTCTTTCAAGTATTTAGAATGGAGAATAGGAGACTCGAACTCCTGACAGCCTGCTTGCAAAGCAGGTGCTCTACCAACTGAGCTAATTCCCCGATGAAGACATTATAAAACCCCTCAACTATAAAGTCAAGGGGTTAGAATGTCAACTTCCCGACTTATTTATTTTTTCTTTCTAGGGTCATTTGCTTCACCTCTTTCATAATCTGCCTTGGTGTATGGTCTGAAATCATCACGACCACCGCCACCTTGCTTACCATAACGCTGCTGTCTTCTCTTTGCTGCTCTTTCTCTCATTGCAGCAATAGAATCTGCTTCATCAAATTGATCTTCACACATGATGTCAAGGATTCTTTCAATCTCTTCTGCGGTGAAAAGACCAGTTGCTTCCAGTCTTTCATATTGCTCTCTATTGAGTTCTTTCTTCTCATTAGGAGTCAGAGCACCTCTCTGTGCTCCTCTTGCTGCTTGCTTTGCCTTTACCTTAGGATCATCAGACTTGTGACCATAACCATGAAGACCAGGAGAAGAAGAAGTGGTCTTACGGAAATCTCCTCTCTGCTTTCTGGCATAGTCAGATCTCTGCTTACCAGCCTTGTCATTACCATAGGTTGGTTTCTTCTCAAGTGCAGTTGCTCTGTCTGCTGCCTTACCACCCCCAGTTGATTTAGCAATCTTCTGGCGAATGGGTGCCTCATCATAACCACGCTTTGCCATTGCAGTTGCTTCATCAACTTCTTGAGGAGCATGGACTTGATTGTATGCTTCCATCAATTCCTTATACTTCTTGGGATCCATCGTTGAAAATTACTATATTCTTCTATGGGTATTTATAAAAAAAAGACCCTCAAGGGGTCTCAGCATTTTTCAGTTCTTCTTCGATCTGAGTATCAAGGTCAGTAATTGTCTGACGAATGTCAAGAATACGTTGCGGGCAAGAATCTCCGTAAGTATAATCTTTTTGTGCTTCAAAAAGAACTTGACGAACAGCAGCCGCAGAACGGACATCCATTTCAATATTAATCACAGGTCTCCCTCCACGCGGTTTTCGGAATAGTGAACATCAAATTCACCACCAGGATAACGTGCTTTGAGTTTATCAACATTCATCTCAATCACTTCATCAAAGGTGGTATCAAGTGCCATACATGCTTGGGCAAGATACCAACAGATGTCTCCAAGTTCACGTTTCATGTGAAAGATATTTTCTTCAGTATATGGTTTCCCCTGAAGAAAAATCTTTTTCACAACTTCGGTAAACTCACCAGACTCTGCAGTCAAACCCAAAGCAGCGGTCAGAAGTTGAGTGACATTGCAATCAGCAGTGACTTCAAGTTCACTCATACGAGCAGCAAGGACAGGCCAGTCAAGACTTGCGTCACTGGTCACTCCCTTTACAAACTCAAGATACTTTTCAGTGTCAACGGTCATAGTTCAAGATTAACAGGTTGTAGTTCAGATTCTGGAAGGATTTGTTGGGCAGGAAGTTCAAGATCAGGTGCTAACCTAACATGTGGAACATCAACTGTTTTTGGTGTGGCAGGAAGATATACTTTATGATAAGTAAATCCAGGATTCCTTTCACAAGATGCCTTTGCATCCTGTTCCATACCACAGTGAAGATATCGCTCACCATCAAGATTTTTTACCTCAAAATAATGTGGTGGTTCACCTGCAATGATTTGCGACTGTAATTTTCGTGTTGTTAGTCCCACTTCAGAACTTAAATCCATCAAATGATTTCTTTGGTTTTGCTTCCTCATAAGTATACTCTTCTTCCTTTCCATTGTCAAGAATATCTTCCTGTGCGGATTGCTCACAATCATAGAGACGCATCTTTGCGCGATCAATCCCAACCACAAAACGCTTATGAACAGTTGGGTCGTTATAACGATTCTTGAGTTGCTTTACCATAATTTGTCCAAGCCCTTCAAGGTCATCTGTAGAAATAAGGGCAAACATAAGATCAGCAGTAGCAGGGAGACCAAAGGATTCAGAAGTATCAGTAAGTTCAACATCACTGCTACCATAACCAGAGCGAGTGGTCTGCGTGGCAGAAACGATAGGGACGTTTGCCTCAACAGCCAACCCTCGAAGTTCCTCAGCAATCGCTTTGATATAAGAATATGAATTGACAGTGCTATTTCCGCGATAGCGCGAGGAAGCACATATATTAAGGTAATCAATGAAAATAATGTCAGGTCTAAATGACTTCTTAAGTGCAAGTTCATTAAGAAGTGACTTAAAGTGTCCACTATGTGCTGATGCTGTAGGGTACTCTTTAATAATTAGGGTGCCTTGAGTCTTCTTTGCAAGATTTGTTACTTTATTCTCAAACATCACCTTTGGAAGATCCATTATTTCCTGAATAGGAACATTAAGAAGGTTGGCATCAATTCTTTCCGCAATTCGTTCCTCTGCCATCTCAAGTGTGATATAGAGAACGTTTTTCCCTTGCAGTAAGACGGAGCTAGCCAAATGGCACATGAATAGAGATTTTCCGACGCCCGTACCAGCAAGAGCGATGTTGAGAGTCTTATTAGGCAGACCACCTTTTGTAATCTTGTTAAAGAATTCAAGATCAAAAGAGATTTTTTCCTCTTTTCTATGATATGTCTCGTAACGTTGCTCATAATCTTGTAGATAATCGTGACCAATGTGAGTATCAAAAGAAACTGCCAGAGCATCTGACAGGATGCCTGGAATGGCATCACGATCTTTTTTATCGTCTTTTCCATCTGCAAGAGCAATGGATTCCATCAGTGCCAAATAGATGGCACGATCACGACACCACTTCTCTGTGGTGTCTACTAACCAATCAAAATCTGTGGGAGAATCTTCAAGATAACTAATCATCTTAGTAATCTCTTGAAAAGAAGTGTCATTAATGTCTTGACGCTTCTCTACTTCAATACAAAGAATTTCCTTTGTTGCTGGTTCATTATATTCTTGAATAAAGTTATGAATTTCTTCAAACACAATCTTCTGCTGAAGATCCTCAAAGTAATCTGGTTTAATAAAAGGGACTACCTTACGAAGATACTCCTCATTATGTAAAAGATTCCTTAGAATCAGAATTTCAACTTTGTCCATGTGGTATATCAAAAACGAATGTTATCCTTGTTTCATCACCAACATTCACCGTGCCGTGAGGAAGTTTGTTGTTGAACCAAAGAAGAGTTCCTGGTTCTACAATGACAGTTTCTTTGCCGCAGAAATATTGATACCTACCAAGTATGGAAAGATGATACCTGTTTCTGCTCAGGTAATAAGTGCCTTCATCAATATGAGCTCCTACAATTTCATCTACAGGAAGTGAAAGAAAACCGCACCGATGAATCTCTGCGTTCTTAAAATGCTTACGTATGATCTTTCGGATCTCACTGTGATGTGCGTATGCAGGTGTTTTGATATTGATCTCAGAGTCTCCCACAAAGTCATCCTTGTGCTTGACCCCACCTATTATAAGTTGAAGTGCGCTAACTGGCAAGTCAGCAAATCCCCTATCAACTAAGGACTGAGAGTCCTTCAGATTCTTCTGATGGTCCCAGTCCTGTGGATATTTCTTGAGTTGTTCGATGACTTTAGAAACGTTGATTCCTGTCTTGAGAACCTTGATCATGAACCGTAACTAAATTCTCGCATAGCAATCTCATCCAGTTGCTCCATCACTTCTGGAGTGAAATACTGCTCGGGGTCTTTGAGAATTGCTTTAGCATAGACTTTTTTGCCGTCAATCTCATAGCGTCCTGCGACATTCTTCCAGAGGCCGCCAATCTCACCGAGTTCAAGAAGACCATAATAACGATCAAGACCACGCTCATCGTAAAACAGACGTACCGTAACATCTTTATTCTCCTTACTCAGACGCGACTTAGCAGTCTTAGCTTTGATAAGATTGCCGACCACTTCTGTTCCATCTTTTTCTTTCTTTTTGCTGAGATAAATGATTGAAGACGCTGCGTATTTGAGTCCGCTGCCTCCACCCATTTCTTTAGTTGGTACGTAAGCGCCGATAACATCGTAGGTGTGGTTGGTAACGATCATGGGGATTTTTGCTTGACCCAACTTGAGGGTGAGCATACGGAATGCACCTTTGACCAGTTGTGATTTGGTCATGTCTCGGACTTGTTTGTCGTTGAGTGCGTCAGTAATCTCTTTCTCTGTGGAAAGCATACCTAAGGAGTCTAACACAAACATACAGGGTTTGCGATCTTCTTCAGGTTTTTTTAAATATATATCTACTGCTTTGAGTGCTTTTGAACGAAACTCTTCAATTGTTACGACATTCACAACAACTAACCGAGTAAGGTCAATACCACGACTTTCTATAAGTGATTTATTAACAGCAGCCTCAGTGTCAAAATAGAGGCAGTAACCATCAGGGTTGGAATCAAGAAAATTCTTAACCACAGCGAGAGAGAAGAAAGTCTTTCCAGTAGAAGACTCTCCAGCAATAGCAGTAATCTTATTCCCAGATACACCACCAAATATGCTACCTGAAACCAGTGCATTAAAAATGAAAGAACCCGT